ATATTGAGAATAGGTGTTTGGAATTTGTTCATTCTCACCTTCATAATATCCAAGTATGGTTTCAAATGGTGAAAAGTATCTACGCTCTCTACAAGTATCATATACTTGTTTTTGCATTAAAAAATAATTTGCAACAAATGCAGCTAAATCTTTTGATATAGCTTGACGGATAACTGTATACTTTTTCTTTTTAAACATCTTTAGCCATTTCCTTTGGCACTGCTTGTATATTCCAATGTATAAATCTAAATGGTTCAATACCAAAGTCTACAGCATATTCATGTTCCAAGTACCCTGGAAATATAATTAATGTTCCAGGCTTTGGTCTGATATGAAATTGTTCGTGACCTGCCCACACACCTTTTAAGTCTGGTTTCATTTTTAATTTTGTACATCTTGCACCAGTCTTTGGTTCGTGAAAAATAGGATAAGAAGTTTTATCGCTGCACTTTAAAAAGTAAAAACCTGATACGTGTTGGTTCCAATGTATGTGTGCTGAATGGTGGCCACCTCCTTTTTTAGCAAACTCTTGTACCCACATTTCACTAAACATAGTTGTGTATTGAGACATATCATAACCTTGGTGATCTAAATATTCCCAAGACTTTTGACCAATATAATTTCTAAAATCTAAAAAATCATTGTCAGCTGTAAGCGGTGTTGAGTGATATGATCTTCCAAAGTCACCGTGTTTTTTTATAAATTCTTTTTCTCTTGTTCTTGCATCTTTAACATACTTGTTACTTGCTTTGTTTAACGATTTAACAAACTCTGGTTTTTCCTCACTCCATACTACAGTTGGAAAATAACTATTTATAAACATTATTTAAAAGGCCTCCCTAAATGCCATACCACAAGACTATATCTTGTGCCTGATGTTACTGGTTTAACTCTATGCCACACAAAACTAGGAAACACGATAATAGATCCTTTTGGTAATATCTCTTTACATTGTACTCTATGTTTTGATTCGTCTCGCATATGTGGATCATAGTTTCTAAAATCAAATTCTAACTCTCCACCTTTGTATTCTGAACCATCTGTTAACTGACAAGTCATAGATAGTTTTCTAATTCTTCCGTGCTCTGGATTGTTAGGATCTTTTCTGTCATAAGGTTTATCCCAACTATCACAATGCCAATCGTAGTATTGATTGTGTTTGTATTTTGTAAACTGACAAGATTCCGATCTTTCCCAATCAAAATTCCAACCTGCGTTTCTATTAGCTTGATGAACATATGGATGTAATTCTTTATATATCCAAGTATCATTTAACCAAACTAGATCAGAGTTTCTTTTTCTTTTTAAATCTTTTATTTCTTCTTTTTTTAATTTTCTATCACCATAGCCACCAGTTCTAGCCATAACTTCTTCTTGTTGATTAGCATAAGCAATTACATCATCACAAAACTTAGGTGTCAATACTCCAGTAAAATACCAATAGTAATTAGATATATTCATACGTTATAGTTTGTACGAAATTTAAACTATCCTTTTGATTATTGGTTAAGTAATACATATTTGTAGATGGAAACATAATAAACATATTATTTTTAAGTGGTATATCCCAAGATCTACCTTTACGTCTGTTATCTTCATAGTGTATTCTAACTATACAATCTTTGACTTTTACACCATACAATAATGTAAAGTCTGGTGAGTTTCTAAGATCAACTGGATCTACATCTAATAGTGGTTTTGATATTTGATTTGGTTTGTAAATATCACCCCAAGAATTTTTATTAATTAAATTGATACCATACTCAAGACCAATATGATCTCGCATATATGTATTCAACATATCCCAAGTTCTTGAAAATGGAAATTCTCTATTCGTAAAAGATGATTGTAAAATATCGCCTGATAATTTATCTCGGTCAATGTCCCAATATTTAGGCATTGCCACATCACCATAATATAGAGCTTGCTCTGTTAATACTTTCTTCTGCATACCACCACCATTTTTAATTTATGCTTTGCTATCTGTCAAGTCCCAAGATTGATTGTCTTCGTTCCAAACATACATCCAACCATGAGTAGCTGGAGTGTTTTCATCTGCTGGAGTGTTTTGTGCTTCTTGTTCAGCTGTTAAAGCTGGAGCATCACCGATTGGTGATTTCCAAGATGCAGTTGTAGTATCTTTTACCCAAGATGCATAAGGTTTTTTAGGCCAAAAGATTTGATCATCTTCGTCCCAAGTATAACCTATGCCTGCGTAATTTCCTCTAAATGCTTTTGAGTTATCACCAGAGTTATGTGTATTATTTATAGTGTTGTAAGATGTTTGAATCCACATTTGTGCAGGCCAGTTGTTGTGTGTTTCTAAATATTGTTGACCTACTGATTCATCTTCAACGCCATCAGCATTTAACATATCTTTGTTATCAAGTGTTAACACTTGAATAACTTTACTGTTAGCTCCTAGTTTTGCAAAATGTGCCATAATGTTTCTCCTTATATATTAATTTTAATTACCATTCAACTATTGAAATTTATACCTTATTATTACTATTCCAGAGCCACCTGCTCCTGTACCAGGGACACTACTTTTACCTGCTCCACCACCACCGCCAGTGTTAGCTGTTCCTGATGTTGCATCACCTCCAGGTCCACCTCCTCTACCTCCACCACCAGATCCACCATTTGGTCTTAATCCACCAGCGCCTGTGTTTACAGCACCACCTCCTCCACCAGCATAAGCTGTAGGAGTTGCTGAAATTGAAGTTGTTGCTCCATCTCCACCACAACCAGATACTACATTTTCACCACCTGCATTTGTTCCTACAACTGTTGCTCCACCTCCGCCACCACCGTGAGTATGTGTAGATGGATGTCTATTTCCATTGCCTCCGTCCTTTCCTTGTGCTGGAGTTACAGGTGGAGTATTACCTGAACCACCACAACTATTAGAACCAGAACAACCAGGACCAGGTGATCCTCCACCACCGCCTGATCCGCCATTAAGTCCTCCAAAATTAGAGTTACATCCACCTCTACCACCACCTCCTCCAGCAGCAGATGTTATTGTTGAAAAAACTGAATTTGAACCTGGATCACCTTTACAACTTGAAGGATTTACAGATCCACCACCGCCAACAGTAATTGGAAAAGATGTTGCAGTGACGGTTATAGCTGTTCCTCCAGGATTACCATCAAGTGGACTAGCTGTATAGGGTGTTACAGGAGATTTATATTCTCTAAATCCACCTGCTCCTCCTCCACCTCCATAAAAAACAGCACCAGATGCACCGCCAGCAACTACCGTATATGAAACTGTATTATTTGCTGGTGTGCTAGATATTTCTGAAACACAAAAAGTACCTGGACCTGTGAATGTATGAATTTTACAATTACCAGAAGTTGTAATTGTTCCACCTGTTGCTGTTATAAAAACTTCTCCTATATAACCTGTACCTTCTTCAACAGATTTCCAACCTTGTGTTGCATCTACATACACAAGAGACATACTTGTGTTATTTGTATCTATTGCTTTGTTTGATGCATTCCCATCTAAATTAGATCCATTTCTACCGATTGTTAAATTGTTTGTTGAAAAATCTCTTGAGTAGTCTTTAAAAGCTACGATATCCCCAGCGCTTGGTGAGGCTGGAAGTGTCATTGTTACAGCTCCATCTGAAGTATCTATAAAATATCCTTCACCATTAGCTGCTGTAAAGCTAGCAGTTTTTTTAGTTGTCTGCCAATCAACTGTTCCAGTTCTACCAAAACCTGTTTGAGATGCACCTGACGCAAGAGTAACGGTATCACCACTTGCACCAATAGTTATTGTGTTGCTAGACTCTTTTATAATGTCTGCTCCACATGTGTTTTGTATTGTATTTACTTTAATTGTACTTGTCATAATTATTGAAATTTATACCTTATTATTACTATACCAGAGCCACCTGCTGCTCCACATTTTGGAGCTTGTCCTGCACCACCTCCACCACCGCCAGTGTTAGCTGTTCCAGCTACTGCTCCTGAACAAGGTGTGCCTCTACCCCCATCACCACCTCCACCAGGTCCTCCACCACCTAAAGGAGCTGGTCCATAAACACCACCTCCACCGCCACCTGCTCTTGTTACAGGTGATGCTGTTATTGAACTTGTTACACCAGGACCACCTGCTCCGCCACCACTTGGATTTCCACCAGCTCCATTACAGCCAGCTCCACCGCCTCCTCCAGCTCCTGCTGGATTACCAGTGTTTGCGTTTCCATCTCCACCGTTTC